AGTATATAAATAGTTTGTTATTCCTGCTGCTTCAGAAATAGAAGCTGTTACTGATCTTCCATAAATACTAATTTGGGTATTTATTTCTGTTAATTGTTTTTTTTCCGCGCTCTCTAAACTTCGAGCAAGTACACTCATTGATTGATCTAAAGGAACTTCTAATACTAAACTATTAAGAGCTTCTCTTACTCCAGAAGTGACTTTAGGAAGTATTAAATCATCAAATACTTTTTGAACTGCTACTTTTTTCATAAAATCTATAATCATAGATTGATTTGGAGAAATAGCTAAACCTGGTTCAATAATAGCTGCTGTAACTTGAGCAGCTTTACTTATGTTTTCTGATTGCTCTACAAATTCATCTATTGAAGAAGCATATCCTCCATCAATAGCTAAATCAGTTAATTCTGAATTTGTGAGATTCATTAAATTTAAAGGATTGCTAGATTTAGCAACTCCCTTAAAATTTCTTAAAAAGTCTTTTCTTGATCGATCAAGTGACTTTTTCATTTTAGCTTCAGCTTTGATTTGTGTTTTTAATTCATCGAGTTTAGCTTTAGTTAATTCTGCTCTAATTCCTGTTTGGTTTTTTAATTGTCTCTCTAATTCAGAAACTGCTTTTTTATCAGCTTCTGATTCAGATAATAGATTTATATTAGAGAGATCATTAGAGCACATAGATAAATCTTAAATCTTAGATACAAGCTGTTACAATGAATCCTAGAGAAGTATCTACTTCTTTAAAGATATGTTGCTCTTCTACCCATACAGATCTTCTTACTGAATCATTAGAATCATATTGGCCCGAGTGCATAGGCTTAAAATCAAAGTTAAGAGCCGCTACAGGCATAGCTTTTACACCACCTGACTTTTGTACTACAGCATCTGAACCTTTCATGATTCCACAGAAGATAGTTGCATCATTCCAGATTTGAGCTTCTGATGATGTTTGACCAGGAATAGCAGTTTCTCTTCGAGCTGCTCCGACATATACATGAGGAATTCCTAAAACATCTCGAATAATAGCAGCTACAGCTTCATCATTTAATACAAGCTGACCACCGCCTGCAATACCTGATGGAGTAGCACCCACTGTTAAATAGCTTCTAAACTCAGGATTTCTAGCTAAAGCTCGAGCTGCTCCCCTGCCCAAAATGATAGTATCTGGATTAATACCATGTGCATTTTGAAAAACTTGATCTTTTAATAAGTCAAGTCCTGTTAAAGCATCTGTACCAGCTGCATCTAATTGACCGCCCATTAAAGCAGTACAAGTACTAGTATTAGTGAAAACTGCTGTATTAAAAAGTAAATCAGCAGCTCTTTGTTCTTTCTTTAGTAATAAAGCTCTTTGAACTTTTAAGGCTGCTCTTTGTTCTTCACTGCCTGGATATTGAGAATCAATAATATCTTCCATAGCAATTTTTTCTTCAAGCCCATAATTTTCAGCTTTGAAAGTCATGCTAGTTCTATCAAATTCAGTTAAAGAAACTCGACTTGAACCAGGAGCTCTTCTAATATCAAGTTCAGGAGCTCCCATAAAATTTCTAGTATTCTCTAAAAGAAGAGTGCCTGATCTTTCAGGAATCTTGATATTTTCAAATACTTCATTTGCAATAAGTTGAGAATTAGATGGAATAGCTTGTTGAACTAAGCTAGTTAAAATCTGATCAACAGGATGAATTACACTATATGCACTATTCATAATTTATACTCCTAAGCTTTTAATACAGATGGTCCATTGAAATAAACTTCAATTTCATCACCATCTACAGCAGATACTTGATTGACATTTGGAAGAACTCGACAAAGTGGATAATCTGTAGATACTGCTGCTTCTACTTTTCCTGCTGTTGTCACTGATAAAATTGGAGTAGTAGCAAAATTAGTAATTGTATTTCCCGCAACTACTCGAGTGATACCAAAGATTACTACATCAATCATATCTCCCGCTGATCCTGCTCTTTGAGCTACTCCTGCAATTTGTGCTTCAGTTGGATCAGTTGCTACTGCAATTTTACCAGCTGTATCAAATTTAACTACTGCATATTTAGTAATAGAACTTGCAGCTTCAAAACTTCGAATATTATTAGTATTAGTACTCATTATAACACTCCATTGATTGCTTTATTATAAAATTCTGAATTGTTTTCTCTAAATAAAGAAAGAGCTTCAGAGTAAGAAATATTCTTTTCTTCAGATAGATTTCTAATCTTTTGATCTAAAGTAGATCGATTGATTTCCTGACCGCTTGAAGAATGACCTACAGTCTTTAAATTTACTTGACTGTTAGCAGGTCTATCATTGAACATATTCCAAAAAGAGGGCTGTACATCTTTCATGTTCCAAGCATCTTTAGCATAAGCTTCTTCTGCTGGAGTAATCTTACCTTCATTTAAAAGAACAGATACAGCTTCTTTACACTTAATTTCATTATTCTCTCGAGTAAGTTTAGAAACTGTTTCTTTAAGAAGTGTAATTTCAGAAAGTAGATTAGATGATTCAGAAAGCTTTTTATGCTTCTCCTCATCTTCCATCATTTTCTTTTTCTTTTCTTCTTCATCATGCTCTTTCATTTCTTCAGCTTCTTCAGCTTTCTTTTCAGCATCATAATGATTATTCATCTTTTGTTTATCATCATGTTCAGCATTTAAAGAAGCTTCAGATTCAGCTTTCATTTCTGCAATTTGCTTCTGAAGTTCTAGAATCATAGCTTTAAGGGCTTCTGTTCCAAGCTCCTCTAACTTTTCTTTTTCATTCTCATTCATTTTTTGCTCCTTAGCACTTTCTGAGAGTGTTATAGAATCAATTTTGTTGTGACTTTGAGCGGGTCTAGGAGTAAGAGTAATAGCTAATAATTGAGCATCTCCTATTTTTTCTCCTCCATCTCTAGAAAAGACTTCTCCATCAATATATTCTGGAGAACTCCATAAAATACCACCTGCATTCTTGACTACTTCAAGCCCTCTTTCATTATAAGCTGGTATAGCATAAAGCCCATCTTCTCGAAGTTCTAAATCAAGAATTAAGCCTAAGCTATTTCCACTTTCAGGAGGAGCAGGAGCACCACCATTAAAAGGACTTGTCGCATGTTGCCAGTCAATAATAACAGGATCTTGTATTTGTCTTTCTTTGAATACTCTTACTAGTTCTTCAAGTAGATCAGAAGATATTTCTTTTCCTATCTTCTCTCCATTCATTCGACTTGAGACTTGACCTAGTGAGAGTGTTTTAAAAGCTTTTCCAATTTGAAGACCATCAGGAATATTATAATTAGAAGTTGCATCTAATTGTATAGCTTCCCCATATGCTCTTAAGCTTTGAGCTTTTTCATCTGCTTTCTTCATTTGATTTACCTTTGTTTTGCTCCAAGTATAAGCTGAATTACCTCCCCATAAGTCCCAAGCTTGTCTACCTTTGCCATAATCATCCCAACTAGAGCCCTCTTTATCTACTTCATGTCTTTGAAAGTATGCAAGCATTCTTTTAACAGTGTCAGGACTTAATCTTTTTCTATTTACTAAATCTCGAGCTCGAGCTAATCCTACTTCTGTTCCCCCCCTTTGTGATGGAGGTTTAGTAGCTCTTATTCTTAAAGCTCTTTCAGCTGCTTCTGCTGCTGCTTTAGGAGGTATGAAATCAATATGAGAATATTTATCTGGAATATTAAGAAGTTCAGTTTTCTTTTCTGTTTTTTGAGGATGACCTTTAGGAAGCAAATCTAAATCAGTATTATAAGCTTTCTTTCTTTCTCCTGTACCTGCTAACTTAAGGAAAGCTTTTACTCGAGCAAGGGCCCACTGTTCTCTAGATGATACATTTGGTCTATGTGATACACTAAAAGCTCCTGCTCCTCTTCTGTAGACTGCTTTTAACATTCCAAGATCTACTTTTTTAGATGGAGACTTATATTTTTTATTATGCTCATCTCTCATATTAGATAAAGCTTTTTCAGTAGCTTCTGAAATCTTAATATCTCCTCTTGATCCTGAAGCTGATCCTTTAGGATTCTTTTTTGATCCTACAATCTGATCTTTTTTAGGCGCGGGAGTTTGAGCTTTAGTTCTTTGTTTAATCTTTTTAACCATCTTTAGCCGCCTTTTTTCTTTGCTTGATTAGCTGTTCAGCTAGTAAAGCAGCTCCTGAGGATTTCGAATTAGAAGCGGCTCTTTCAAGAGATGACCTCTTAGAATCATCTGGAAGCTCATTTAATCCAAAGAGATCTCTTAAAACTTGTTCATCTGAATCAGTTGGAGTTAATACTCCACTTTGAACAAGAGTTGGAAGCATAGCTAAAGATTCAGCAAGATGATCAGTATCTAATCCAGTATGAACTAATCTTGGAAGCTTGGATTGATCGATATAACCAAAGTTAAATTTAATCAATCTTCCTATAGTGCCTCCTCCAGGTCTATCTTTTCCTGATATTTGAGATGCTATAATATCACATAGATTGATAGCTGATCTTCTAAATATAGATAGATGAACTTCTCCGACTGATCTAGCTCCTGTATCTGTAATTCCTAGATTAGTGAACTGAGTAAGAAAAGCTTGTGAGATTTGATTATCGCAATATGTATTAGTATCAATAGGAGCTTGTGAATATGAATTAGATTGAGCTGCATAAGTATCAAATTTAATTACTTCATTCTCAATTAGATATTGTCTTTCTCCTGCTATCAATGCTTGAGCTTGAGCTTCTCCATCATCGATCATAGCATCAATATCTCCATCTGAATATCCGCCTAATTCAGCAGCAGCTCTATCTACTGTTATTCTTGGAGTTGGGACTGCATATCTATCTAAAGCTATTGCCATAAGATTACATGATCTTTGTTTTAATCTCCAGGCCCACCATACTCGCCTTAATAATCCTACACCTTCATAATTATTACCCGTTCTATTTAAAGTCAGTAATAATAATTTATTAGATGGAATAGGTTCAGGAGTTACTTCTATTCCTACTGTATTTTGAAGAACTCCATCTAATATCTGTCCATTCCTAGAAATCCAATCAGAATGTGAAGATGGTTCTCTATCTGCATATATATCAAGCCAAATTCTAGAATTACCATCTTTATCTGATCCGATTTTATATACTTCTTCTGCATATCGATAGCCGATAGGAATAAACTCTAAGAGATAAGCTAATTGTTCTTCAAAGCTAACTCTCATCTGTCCAGGATACCCATCAAAACCATAAGCTTCATTAGCATAATCCGCTAATTTTTCAGAAGTTGGATCTCCCTCAATACCTGGTTTAAATCTCCAAGTAGCACTCAATAAAGTCTGCTTTAGAATGTACCAAGATTGAGCGACAATAGGATCAGTCCTTAACATCTCTTCAGCTTCTTTAATCCAATTCAAGCCAATAAGATATTTATTCTGTTCATATCCTGAAATTACTCCTCCTGATAACTGAGTACCAGATATACCATATTGCTTAAACTTTGGATACAGTGCTCGCATATGTCTAGGAGTATCTTTATATTTCATCTTGAATGCCTGTAGATTTCTCTTTTACTAATGTATTATTACTATAACTTGTCTCATTGTCAATAAAGTCATTAGATAAAGTCCTAGCTATGTCTATGAATAGCTTTACAGACTCTATATAGAGATCATTATTAAACTCTCTTTGTGGTCTGATTAGTAAATGCTTAGATAAGCTTGTTATAGTATCTGCTTTTTCTTTATTCATATTGATTACCTTATTAAAAGCTTAACTTTCTTTTTCGAGTTTCATTATTCCTTACTGATCTTCCTTTGGAGTAAACTCTATTAGATTCAGTCCAATGAAAAGTTATGCAGTCATATCTAAGAGCATCAAGCGGGTCTTCTCTTCCATCTTTTTTAGGTTGCTCTTTATTGTCCCAAGCATAAGATAGCAAAGCTTTTCTAAGAGAATTCCCTACAGCTCTTTCTCCTTTATTCCACACTTCTCTAGTAATCAAATACTTGTTAGAATGAAAAGCTCTTTTTAATCTTTGTACTCCATTGAGAATATCAGTTTTTACAGGATCAGTATTAGACCTTAATGCTATTCCTATTCCTCCCTCTTCAGGAGTTCTTCTTATTAACTTAAAAGCTGAAATTCCTGTATGATCACTTCGAGCTCTTCCTGCTTTATCAGCTACTCCACTATCAAGCCAAATTCTTCTACTTGGAGCATTATGTTTTAAGCTTCTAGGATATGCTACTCTAAGAATCATTGATGATAATAATTCAATAGTAGTTTCTTGAGGATTGATTTCATGTACAATAATATCAGCTTCTCTTTGTGGATCATGTACAATAATTAAAACAGATGGTTTTCTAAATCCCCAGTCTATCGAAATTCGAGCAGTCATAGATTCATGATATACAAAGTCATCTATTATATGTTTTTCTGGATTGAATTCTGAATAAACTAAACCTGTAGGAGGTTTTGGCTTATTCATTACCATAGCTTCCCGCTCATCTTCAGGAAGAAGCTTAGTAGCCTCAAACCATCTCGAAGATAGATTATCTTGATTAACATAAGAGGAGAACAAAAGAGGAGGATAGCCTGCTTCTTCTCCTAGTTTTACCCACCAGGCATCCACTACAGGCAATCCTACAAGGATCATAATAGGAGAAGGTCCACTTCTCAATCTTCCTAAAGCCTTATGTGCTACTTCAGCTGTTAAAGTTTGACATTCATCTATAAGAACTACTCCTGAAGTAATATTTAAACCTTCGAGTGGATTATGTGTAGCTTCTCTTGTACCTGGTCTAAAATATGATCTACAGTAAACACTTGATCCTGTATGTGAATCTGTCCATATTTTGTTTGTATGATTATAAACCCATCCAATAGGAACTAGCCACTTTTCGATCTCAGGAAGCAAAACAGAATTATATCTAGGAGTAGTATCTGTTATGAGTAAAGATGAAGTGCCTGGTCTTATTTTAGCAATAGACCACAAAGAGAATATAAGAGCTGCAGTTTTACCTGATCCCCAGCCGCATCTAGCAGCTATTACTTCTTGCTCTTTATCGATAGCTCTTATGATGCTTTTTTGTAGCTTGTTTAATTTCGGTGTATTCATATTTAAACTGCTTCAAAGAGAGATATATCATTATAGATTAAATTAAACAGACTAGATATATCATGAGCTTTTAATAGTATATTATACCAATCTTTCATTGTATGTTCCCTGCTCCAATATCTTTGTTTTTTATCTCCAAAGTAAAACATGATTTTAGAATTAGTGAAATCATGCTTGTGTCTATTTTCATAAGTATAAAGTCCTACAATAACTAAAAACTTATGATTATAAATTTCTTTGTATACTTCAGCAGGCCCTCTATAAATTGATTGTTTAGCTAACTCTAGTCCATTCTTTGAAAAGTCATTTACTAATTTAGTTTTCATTTCGATAAAAAGTATTTCATCATCTTTATGAGGATTATGATTTGCTTTATACATGATAGCATCACATAGTCTTAGAAGAGGAGTATCTTTATCTGATTCTCTAAAAAAGAAAGCTTCTTTTTTCATAATTGGCTTTCCTTTTTTATCTCTTAATATCTTTCCATTTTCATCAAGCTCTTCATAAAATATACCGAGATCAGTTGATTTTAATACTGCTAACATTTGAAATAAAATAGCATCATGCACTCTTTGAGTTTTGATTCTACAGTTATGATTTGCAAAGTTATGAGTTTTCATGATATGTTCCTTTTACATCTCTTTTTTAAGATGTTTTTCTTTTTAAATGAGAGTGTAGTGTGTTAAGAAAAAAAGCTTGCTCTCTCACTGCAAGCTTTTTTTCTTTCTACTGATGGGTATTATCTAAATCTTCATAGATAATTTGAAATGAATCATTCAGCTCTAATTCTGTAAATTCAATTTCTACTTCATCTATGAAAGTTCCAATATTACTATTATAAGTCCAGCTTGGATCATGAACTAGAGTATATTTACTATGATATTTTGATATATCAGCAAAATCATAATTAGGATGATCTTCATCATTTAAATCAGCTAGAATATCTTCGAGCAGCTCTTTAAAATCTTCAGTATTATCTATTTCTCCACTCCAGAAAAGAGAAATAGCTGGATGAACTTCTTTAATGATATAGATTCTATCATCAACTTTATTAAGCAGCTTATCACCCGCTTTATATTTATGTTTAAGTTTAATCGAGTATCTCATTCTCTTCTTCATCCTCATCTTCTTCTTCTCTAGATTGCTTTAGAAATTCAATTACTTCATTTGATCCATTGGATTTATTAACATTTAATTCAAGCTCCCGCTTTAAACTCCAGTCTTGAGGATACCTTCTTTCAAGCATCCAAGCTAAAGCTCTCCAATCATCATTCCCTTGTTCTTCTATCTTAGTAAGAAGTCTAGCTTCTACTTCAAATTTTGTAGCATCTATAGCAGCTTCAAATTCAGGATGTTCTTGTATCCATCTATAGAAAGTGCTCTTGTTTATTCCAACATATCCACAAGCCGCTTGAATAGTAATTCCTTTCGAAAGAATTTCTACTAAAGCATCGACTATACCAGAATTATATTTAGTTCTTTTCTTTTTAATTGTCTTTTCATGTCTTTCAGTCATGATTTAATCCCTCTTCATTTAATATATCTAATTGATGTTGTAATCCTCTTAATTCAAGCTTTAGCTTGCTTATTCTATATTCTAATGATTGCATAATTTGAGAGTCCATTCTATGAGAATAATTTCCGCTTGAATCAGATAATCTTTCTATAGTGCTTTGAACTATAGTTCTTAAGAATTGGCTTCTGCTCATGTTCTGATATTTAGCATATTGATCAATTTTATGAATCTGATCTAAAGATAAACTAATTGAGATTTGACTATACATAGACACCTTAATTCTATTCTGTTAATGTGTAATACATTATGAAAACATTATATCAAAAAGGGTATTGATATGAAAGAAGAAATGAAGTCTCAATTCGGTTTTATAGACTTAATTGATCAGATGGGAAACTCTACAAGTGTAGTTAATGCGGCTAGGGTATCATTTGGAAAAAGACATAAAGGACCTTTAACAGAACAAGATAAAAGACTTATAAAATATTTATGGAATCATAAACATACTTCTCCATTCAGGCATGTTATGTTTTCTTTTCATATTGCAGCTCCTATCTTTATTCTTAGACAATGGATGAAACACCAAGTAGGAAGTACATTTAATGAAATGTCTGGAAGATATGTAGAGTTTAAAAACTCTTTTCATTGTCCAGATAAATTTAGAGAAGCTCCTAAAGAAAGTATAAAACAAGGATCAGGAGATATACTTGATTTAGATACACAAGATAGAGCCTATAAAGCTTTTCAATTCTCGGTTAATATGTCTCATGAGGTATATAAGAATCTGCTCGAGATGGGAGTATGTAAAGAACAAGCTAGAGGAGTTCTTCCATTATCTTTATTTAGTGAATGTATATGGACAGTATCCTTACAAGCTTTAATTCATTTTCTTAATCTTAGACTCGCTAAAGATGCACAAACAGAAATCAGATATTATGCTGAAGCTATTAAAGAGATTTTAGAAAAAGATGAAGATATGAAATTTATCTTAGGAGTTTGCTTAGATGATAAAAAATAGATGGTTTAAACATTGGATGAGTCATAGCTTTTTACTTGCTGATATGTCAGTATGCCCTCGAGGAAAAGTAGGAGCTTTTATTATTGATGCTTCTAATAATCCAATATCAGCAGGTTTTAATGGACCTCCTAGAAAAGCTCCTGGTTTATATTGTGCAGGAGATCATTGTAAAAGAGATCATGATAAAATCGAATCAGGAACAAGTGTAGAAGTTGGATGTCATCATGCAGAAATGAATGCTATAGCTAACAGTGCAAAAAAGGGAATCAGCTTAAAAGAGTGTACTATGATTGTAAGTACTAATCCTTGTTTATCATGTGCTAAGATGATTCATCATGTAGGATTAGCTGCTGTAGTAGTCCCTGCAACTTCTTATTATCCTAAAATTGGACTCGAGTATTTAATTACTAATAATATTGAAGTCATTTCTATATAAACAAAAAAACCTCCTAAAAGGAGGTTTCTTTGCAAACATCACCTAAACTAAACTAAATACTAATTACAGTGAATCGAGTTACTATAACTCTAGAAATCTAAAATTCTAAAAAGTCTAATTGATTAGACTTAAAAAAGCAATAAAAATAGAGAAAGCCCCCTGTCATTCCGCCAAGAATACATACAGGGGGCCCTCAGAAAGATTTATATTATGAATATATAATACTTGATAAATACAGTCAATAAAAAAGCTCAGTTTTTACACTGAGCTCTTCTATAGTTTTTTCTCATTTAGGAGCAAGGAGGAAACTCCCGCTTCTTTTTTAACATTTTAAAATATATAAATCAATTAGTTTATCCAGCTACTAACTTGATTTCCCTTTGGTCTTCTATCTGGTCCTTTGATATGAAGAGGATTCCCAAAGATATTTTGTAGTCTTGATAATGCCATAGAATTCTTATCGAGTAGCTTATTATAGATTAAATCTGGAGTCATATTAGAAGTCATAATAATAGATAATTGACCAGCTTTAAACTTTTCATAGATAATTCCAATTAGCTCTATAGTTGTATATGTAAACCATTCACTATAATTTGATCTTCCTCCTAATCCTCCAAATTCATCAAATACTAATACATCAACATTATCTAGCAGTTTATCTAAGTGACTTTCATTACTTGACCAGGACTTTTTTTCTTTCTGAAATTCATGATAATGATGGATATATTTTACTCTATATCCATTGAGGCATAGATATTTACTCATAATATAGCTAATAGTGCTCTTTCCATTTCCTGCTCCTCCATACATGAAAAGACTTGCTGGAATGTTTCCTGCTGATTTCTTAGAAGTGATAATCTGATTTACTAGTTGCTCCTGTACAGATGAATCAAAGATATAGTTTTCTATAGAGCATTCATAAGCATCATTAGGAAGATGGGCCCTCTGTAATCTTTGTAAACCTTGCTTTAAACTATGACAGTGTTTACAAGGAATTGCTATAGGATAAGAACCTGATCTTCCAGATTCATATCCAGCATGACAATGACAAGGAATATCTCCTGCTACTAAATATCTCTTTTCTCCTCTTAAAATTAAATCCATCTTATGGAGATGATCAGGAGATAATGAAGAGTAATCATAGTAAACAGGTCTTGAATTATCTTCAGGTATACTTGCTTTGATTGATAGAAGAAGTTCTTCTAAATGACTAAAGTTTATTTTCTGCATTCTCTTCTCCATTCTGTATCTTTAAATAAATTAGCTTTTGTGATGGGTAAACCTACATAATTAAATCTTGCTAAGATCTCTCTTTCTTTTTCTTCTGCTCCTAAGCTGCTTAAATGTACCCATCTAGGGAAAGCTTTATTTCTTTCTAAGAAGCTCCACTTTTCTTCTCTTATGTAGCTTCTAGCATGATCTATATCGACATTATACAACTGCAGATATAACTCTCTATATTCAGCATATGAATTTGCTTGCTGATCAAGATTCTGATTATTGTTTATATTATTGTTTATATTGTTATTATTGATTATATTGTTATGATAGACATTTTGTCTAGGGGTAGTAGACATTTTGTCTAGTGTAGGATAGACATTTTGTCTAGGGGTACTAGACATTTTGTCTATAGGGGTATAGTCATTTTGTCTAGGGGTACTAGACATTTTGTCTATGGGGGTACTAGACATTTTGTCTAGTGTCTTTTTATCTGCAATATCTTTTATATTTACTGTAATTCTTGTTTCATCATCTTTAGTTATGATCTTTATCCATCCTAGATCTTTTAATCTTTGAATGATTCTAGTTAATGTTCTTCTATTAACATCATACTTCTTACTTATATAAGATAAAGTTACTGTTCCTTTCCAGGTACTCCAATCTACATTTTTAAGAATACATAACATTACAAATTTATCAGCAGGCTTAACTTCTCTCGCTTGCATAATTAAAGTTTGTAATTCAAACTCATTCATAGCTTCCTCCTTTGATCGAGCTTTTCTAAAACTTCATATTTATCTTATATACTTTTTTGTTTATTTTGTAAAATAATATTTGACATAGTAAACATATTTCTTTAGAGTCAACTTATCAACTAAACTTTTCATTCAAAGGAGGAAAGAATGAAACAATTAAAAGAAAGCACTATCAGAAGTTATTCAGTAAAGCAGCTTGCTAAGCATGCTGATAGATACCAGGACTATTTAAATACTGATCTTTATAGATTCGATTTTAGCTATGGATGCATTTATGATCGACAAAAGAATCAATCATCAATTATCTATACTCCTTTTATGTCAATGTATGATTCAGAATATAATAAAATGATGATGCAATATGTATTAAATAGCTTGTATTCTTTGGAGTCCAAATAATGAACAGATTACAAATGAAAGTTAGATCAGCTTTAGCTGCTAAAGGATTAAAACAATCAGATTTAGCTAATAAGATGGATATATCTCAACAGTCTTTATCATATACATTAAATAATAATATGAGTATGAAGAAAGCTTTATTACTAGCTGATTCACTCAACTATCTTACTAATGAAACTTTAACTCTAGATGACTTCAGGAGAGATCAATCATGTTAGAATTATTCTTTTTTACTTCTATTCTTGCTCTTATCATTGCTTTTTATAAAGTAGAAGATAATCCAATCATCATTTCTAAGCATACCAAATATCTTAATATAGATATGATTTGCTCTATACTTCAATCAATTAAACACTTTGAGGAGGTTTATCAAAATAACATTCAATTCTTGCTTAATTCTTCAGTAGTCACAAAAGAAGATATTGAGAATTATGCAGACAATCTTTTATTTCAGCTTGGAGAGTTTCCAGCAGATACTTTAAAGATTGATAATAGAGACTTTGCAAGACTAATTACTTTGCATATGGATCTTTTACAAGATGCTTCTGATAGTGAGATTAGAAGCTTCATTAAAACAATTTACTAACATTACACACTACACTTTTAAGGAAAACATATTATGTTAACTCAAGAACAATTACAAAATTTATCCGCTCTTTCTAATAGCCAATTTGATTTTAATAATAATCGAATTGCTTATGAAACATTTGGTCATCACTTTAATTATAATATTGCTGTAACTCTTGCTAATACTTATGTAATTAAAGGAAAGCCTGCTATGAATGCTGATTCGATGGCAGGAGCAGTAAGAAGATATAAAGATTCCAATGGAGTTTTAATATGTGGATATATTCGAATTATTAAATTAACAGATGATGAATGTATCTTGGGTACTAAAAGAAGAGATGAATTAGATTTTACTGATCTTCCTGAACATACTTTTTCATTTACTGCTCAAGATGCTCAAGATAGAGGATTATTAAATCAAAGAGCTTGGAAAACAATGAGAAAAACTATGTTACATAAAAGATGTTTAACAGCTCTTTTAAGATGCTTCTATCCTGATATTATTGGAGTTGCTTATTCTCCAGATGAATTAGCAGAAGTTCTTATTACTAATGAAAAAGAAAGAGATGCTATAATCTATCAATCAGTAGAATCTGAAAGAGTTCCTACTACTCCTCCTCCTCCTGCTCCTGCTCCTGTTGCTGAAGAAGTTGAAGAAGTCATTACTACTAAGACTCCATCTAAAGCTTCTTCTAATCCATTCCCTAGAGAATTTAAATCTGTTTCAATGACTGCTTCAGAAGCTCTTATGAAACTTGATAAGATGGATGCAGATTCTATTGATGCTCTATCTAATGAGATTAAAGAATATCTTCTTGGGTATGTCTATGATGCTAATCCCATCGAGCATATTAGAAAAGCTTTAAACAATCTTAGATTGAAATCTTTCCAGGTAACTATTGATAGAATTCATGAATTAGTAGAAGCTGGATATAAGATTGATGTTTATGATGAAATTGCTGCTGATAAATTATCTCATGAAATCAATAAGTATTTATCTATGAATACTCAATCAATTCTTGAAACTGAATATCAATTTTATGATTATTTAAATCAATTTTGATAATATTAGTCTCGAGCTAGAAGTAAGGTTTCTAGTCTAGTTAAAGATTGCTGGATTTCATCTAGCTTACCTTCAATCTTTTGAAATCTATTCTCATTCATATTAGCCTGGTTTTCAAGCTGTTGTACTTTCTGCTGAAGTTTTCCAAATTCTTCAGCAGATTTTAATTTATCTTTCATAAATGATAGATATGCAAAACAGACTCCTAAGATTGAAACTAAACTAGTAATTGTACTCATATCCATCATAAAAAAAACCACTTTCAAAAGGAAACTAACTATGAATAAATTCATAATAACAATTTTAGAGAATAAATTCTATATGCTTGTAGGAAGTGTTCTTATAGCACTTCTTTTCATCAGTTACAATCAGGGTAAAAAAGCGGGCTTTATACCTGCAGATGTTCTTTGTAAAGAAGATATTCTTAAACTGGATACTTGCAAAGATGATTTAAAGAATCTTAATAAAAAGTATGCTGAAGACATGATTCAATGTAAAGCTGAATGCAAGCTAAAAACTTGTAAAGATGTTTGTATAAACAAAGTTAGAGAAGCAGTTGAAAACTATAAAGCACTTGATAAAGTTCTGGAGTGTAATGATTAATGAATATATTTCTAATTCCTTTTTTAATGATGACTACTATTACTCAAATAAAAGTATCTGATACTCAAATCATTCAATCTAAAATCATAAGTCCAGGCCAATCAAATGATATTAAGCAGAAGCTTTTAGCTCTTACTCCTGAGAACTTTATTTTAATCAAGAGTATAGTTGAATCTACTGATAATGATTGTAAAGATATTCTTGCTGATTCTGTGGAATCTTGTAATGTTCAAATAGATAACTGTTGGAGCAGTTGTAATACTATACCAGCAGAACAAAAAAATTTAATTCGAGTGCTTAAGATGGATGTTGAAAAGCAGAAAAAGCAAATCAATAAATTAAAAAGACATAATAAAATTTATAATTATGTAGCTGTAGCACTTGGAGCAGTAGCCTTAACTTCTTCTACTTATATAATATTCAAATGATGCAATAAACATAATGTAAATAAAATAAATGCAGAAGTAACTCCAAGATACATTACTATTTTATCTTCTGGAGTCATTCTTTTTTATGCTGCCCTTCTAGTTTAGCTACTTGTAATTTAAGATTATTTAAATCTTCCCAAATCTTAACCCGCCCATCTCTACATACTGAAGTATTATTTAAAACAGACTTCTCTAAACTTTCGAGCTTCTTTTCTTGAATTTCATTTAATTGATTAGATTTATCTATTTTATTATTGATAACTCCTAGTGTGTTTGAAATATACCAAACTACACTTATTACTGTACAGATAAGTGTACCAATTTGAAATAAAACATCTATCGATATATTCATAATATTATCTCAAAACAATTTTAATTGTAGAATCTATTACTCTATCAGATTCATTGATGTCCTTAGGAACTATAAAACCTGCTGACTCAGTTAAAGAATTATCTACAAAAGCTTTTCCACTTTCAATATTTAATTGTCCTCCTTGAATAGGAATATCTCGAGATGCTAAACAGTAAGCAGGACCTGATACAATTATTTTACAAACATATTCAGGATTCTCATCTGTTCCATTATTTTCAGGAGTACTTTTTACTACAGAAATTTCTTCTGAAATTGAAGTTGCAATTTCCCACTGATCAGTTAATGAACTATAAGATACTAATTGGCCAATTTGCAGAGATTGATTACACTTTACAGTAACATACATAATAAACTCCTAATTCTTAAATTTTAAATATTTGTATTGTACAAGAAAACATTGAAGTCGCATCAAAAAATGTACAAGTACCGCTGACATTAAGTACTCGATATTCGAATCTTGTACTAGTTGCTACACTAGCATAATAAACTAATGTAGTGCTAAAATTTCCTGTTTCATAGTGAACTTTTGGACCCACATGTGAAGATGTAGCAACATTATAAATCTGAGAGTCACAACTACCGCCTGCACTTGTATCAATAGCATTATTTAATATAAATAAATAATTGCCAGGAACAACAGTCCAGCCGATAATAAAATTTGCGGATCCCACTGTATGTTGAGTAACTAAAGAACCATTACTATGTATAGTACAACTATTACCCCTGATTCGTAACTGATAACCATCAGTAATAGTAATATTCCCCGACCACCCCCCCGACTGAACTACATAAGACATAGCCATGTCTCCAACTTTTGATCCTGCGCTTAATTTCTTAGCATTACCGCTTGCATCAATTCCTAAAAGATCATTACTTGATGAAGCAGTGACTAAACTAGATAATCCTAAATCAATATTTCCATCACTTGAGCTTTTAACATTATTTACAGAGTTTAATAAATGAGACATTTTAAACACTCCTAATCAATAATGTGCTATATTCAGATGGTGTATTTCCTTGACTTGCAACAGCAGCTACTCCTGAAGAATTATTGTTATGTAAAACCACTGTTGTTGATGATGCTAATTCAAAATATCCGATTGCAGTACTAGCTGCATTATCGATAGTAGTTCGATCTTCACCAATATAAGCTTTTGTAGTGTAATCTGTTGCAAATGTCGCTGAATCTACCAAGCCGAAATTGAAATACCCACTTGAACTAAACTCTACTCTATAAGTGATCTGTGCAAAATAATTTCCTGCTGGTAGTGTGATAGATGTTATCCAGTCTGTAGCTAGGTATTTAGTAATTGTAGCTCCTAAGGTATTCACAGGAGATGAATCATATAAATATATAGCTCCTGACATTGAAGAAGCCCCGCTATTTGAATAAGCATCTGATTCTCCTTGACCTATAACAAGCAAGCCCGAACCCACTGATACTGTTTGATTTTGCCACTCCCCAGCTGATGCACTATATTGTAATAATTGATTGTCAACAGGTGAACTAATATTAACATCCGACATGTTACTAACATCTATAGAAATATTTCCTGTACTATCAGGATTTTGATTAGCTACTGTGATTTTATTATGTGACATATTAAATGATCTCCCAATTTGAGCTTCCATCGCTTACTAAAGTAATAGCTGTATTTTGCACTGTTAAAGTATAGTCTACTCCTGCTCCTCCTGCTTCTACTTGATCAGTGCCATTAGGAGATAATACTAGATTATTTCCTGCTGTTTTCAGTTTAACTCTAATTTCTTTTCCTGAATTCCCTGCTGCTATCGCTGGAAGATCTATAGTAATAGCTCCTCCAGAGGTATCTGCTGAATAATGATATTCAATAACTCCAGTGACAGGAGAAGAAGCTGAAGTAATAGCTGAATAAGTAAATCCCCCTCCTCCTCCTGAAGGAGCTACTGCTTCCCATCTGGAGTTTGCATTTACATAAGTAAGTACTCTCCCATCGATTCCCGCCCCTGCAGTATAATCTACATCATTTAAATCAGTAAGATTAGCAGCTGCTATTCTTGCATCTGCTCTTGTATTTGTGAAGTATTGATTAGTTACACCTTCTGAAACATCATCAGTATCTTTAGTAGCTAACTGAGTATCAAATCTTGTATTAGTATAGTAAAGATTAGTTACACCTTCAGTTAAATTATCAGTTGTTTTAGTGGATAACTGATTATCAAATCTTGTATTAGTGTAGTATAGATTTGATACACCTTCAGTTAAATTATCAGTTGTTTTAGTGGATAACTGATTATCAAATCTTGTATTAGTATAATATAGATTAGTTACACCTTCAGAAATATCATCAGTATCTAAAATTACTGCTCCTGTTTGAGTATTAACTGAAGTTACAGGAGCAGAAGGAGAAACTACTGCTTCCCATCGAGAGTTTGCATTTACATAAGTAAGTACTCTCCCATCAATTCCTGCTCCTGCTGTATAGTCTACATCATTTAAATCTGTTAAATCAGCAGCTGCTATTCTTGCATCTGCTCTTGTATTTGTGAAGTATTGATTAGTTACACCTTCTGAAACATCATCAGTATCTTTAGTAGCTAATTGAGTATCAAATCTTGTATTAGTATAATATAGATTAGTTACACCTTCTGAAATATCATCAGTATCTAAATTATTATTGAATGATGAAAGATTCACACTAGATAAAGCAGTAGATACAGCTTGATTTGAAGCATTCCCTAAAAAGATCTTATCTTGATTCAGATTTGGAGTAGCTGCAGTTCTTCCCGCTCCTCCAACTTTATAAATTCCTGAATTTCCTACAGCATCAACTTTAACAACTTTTGCAATGTTTTGTATTAAATTAGATTCACTTGTAGGAGCTGAATTAGTTAAAGCTCCTGCTGTAGTAGAAGAAACATAAAGAGTATCTCCGACACTAAAAGAACCTGTATTTATTCCATCGAGATTTCCTAATGTAACTATTTCTACATCTGCATTTAAAGAGGCTGCTGCATAACACAAGCCAAAAGCGGGCATAGTAGAAGCTGAATTAGATTGAGCTTTAGAAACTGTAGGAACTCCTCCAGATACTCCATCAATATATACTATATCACCTTTAGAAAGAGCTACTGAAGCTTTAGCTTTAAATCTTACTGCTCCATTCAAATCAGAATAAGAAGTAATAAATCTATTAGTTTCATCTCCGATAGTTCTAGTTAAAACTGCATCTGCTAATAAATCTCCTCCTAATGTAATTTGAGCAGTTGAAATATTAGTAGTAGTAGTAGAACCTTGATCAGTAACTTGTTGTAAAGTTCCTACTGATCCTCCTGATGGAGCTACTGCTTCCCATCTAGAATTAGCATTTACATAAGTAAGTACTCTCCCATCGATTCCTGCTCCTGCTGTATAATCTACATCATTTAAATCAGTTAAATCAGCAGCTGCTATTCTTGCATCTGCTCTTGTATTTGTGAAGTATTGATTAGTAGCACCTTCAGTTAAATCATCAGTATCTTTAGTAGCTAATTGAGTATCAAATCTTGTATTAGTATAGTAAAGATTTGATACACCTTCAGTTAAATCATCAGTATCTTTAGTAGCTAATTGAGTATCAAATCTTGTATTAGTGTAGTATAGATTTGATACACCTTCAGTTAAATTATCAGTTGTTTTAGTCGCTAGTTCAGAAGTGAATCTAGGACTTGTAAAATATAGATTTGATACACCTTCAGTTAAATCATCAGTATCTTTAGTAGCTAATTGAGTATCAAATCTAGCTGCAGTAAAATATTGATTAGTTGCTGTTTCAGAAATATCATCAGTATCTAAAACTACAGCTCCTACTTGTGTGTTAACTGAAGTTACTGAATCAGTATTATCAATTACATCAAACATAGAAGCAGTAATTGGAGAAGAAGCATTTTGATTAAATACTATATGATCACCTACATTTAAAGTTACTCCTGCTAAAGTACCAGCTACAGATACTATATAGAAATCTCCTTTTGATGAAGATGTTAAAATAGGAGTATTAGTAGCAGCATCATAAGAGCCTTTATAAACTAATCCTCCACTAATTGGACTTCCTGAAGCTGTATCGAAACCCTCAATTTTAATAGCCATATTCTCTACTCCTTACTGATTGAATCCACAATATAAAAAGAAATTATCAGAAGCAGAAGCTTTTTTATAAGCTATGCTTGTAGTGTTTGCAGTTGCTAAAGCTTGTACATCAACTTCAAAAGATTTAGCTATAGGTACTACTCCTCCTGAATTATCTACTGAATCTCCCGCTCCTGCTGCTGCTCTTAATTTAATGTAAGAGATAGATGAAGTATTACTTGAATAAACTGCTACAAAAGCAAATTTTAAACCTGCTGCTAATTGATTTCCTGTACTTACATCATAGAAATCTGTAGAAGTAAGATTATTCCAATCTGTATTAGCTACTGAAGTAGCATTATAACAAGCTAAATATTGACCTGCTGAAATTGGATTTTGTACACCATATTTACCGCTCATAATTGAACCTCATCTTTCTTTTTTTGAACTGTTTTAGTTGCTACATTACTTCCTGCATATACTAGATACAAAGTATCTATTAAGCCTAAAGTTTCAGAGTTTGCTTTATTAAATATAGACAATAAGAAAACTGCAAGCAATGTTAAACAAAACATAGCTGATTTTCTCCCGCCTAGATTCGCTATTAAATTATTCATCAAAATCTCCATCTAAAGGTCTATAAATACAAGCTACATTCTTGATATTTCGAGTCCTTCTACTTACTCCTTCCCTCCAATCTCCATTTGGCCCATACCCTTTTGCATTCCCCTCTATTGTCTCAAAATCTCCATTTTCATCAATTAAGCTTAAGGCTAATACTATATGATTTCCATAATGAGGAGATTGTTCTTCTGAAGTATAGACTGTAACTATATCACCAATACAAATTTCAGAAGCTCTTCTACTTGTATTATACCAGCTATTAAATAATCTATAGCATGAAGGAAAGATCTTTTGTCTAATATTAAAGTTCAAATTAGTATAACAATAAGCCGCAAAAGCTCCACACCAGGAGAAGCTTCCATTTTTAGTATAATCAGCTTCCCAAGTCCAACCTAAAGCAGAAGTAGATTTAATATAAAAGCTGATTCTAGAACTATCTCCTCCTCCTCCTGGTTCAGTTACATTATTATCAAATTCTACTTGAGCTCTTTTGATTGCTTCATAAGCTTCTGAAGCTGGTTTAATATCTGGAATATCTTCTCTTTGTTTTTCTGAAATTGTGCTCAAGTCTTGAAGTGCTAGATTAAGAGTTCTCTTTAATCTTCTTTGCATATCTCGAGCTTCTTCTAATTGCTGTTCTAATTGTGCTTTAGTCATTTTAAGCATATTCCTTTGCTTCATCTGAAATTCCTAGTATTAGTCCATCTGATAGATAAGCATCTATCTTATGATCATCACTAGCACTTGTATAAATTGTAGGTTCAATAGTTCCTAGTGTAGTTATACCATGAGCAGTAGTAAATGTTACTACTACTCCGCTTATTGATTGTATTTCTAATCCATTTATTGAATTATCTTCATCTCCAAAAGGTAAAAAGTCGACTATATCACCCGCTTGAAAGAAAGCTTTATCATCATCAGAATAATAAGCAGCATCAAAAGTTAAAGAGATGCTACTACTTACAAAAGTAATTCTTAAAGTAGAATTCCAATTTACTACTGATATTCCTGTATGAATTATTGATAATTCTGCACCTTCAGACATAAGATTTTGATTGATACTTTGTATCATTCCGATTTTATCAGTAACTCCATAAGAATCATCATATCCCTTGAGATGGGGAGAGGTAACTTTTACATATGATCCTACATCTAAGTAAATGCTTTGGCCTGTTCCGATTGATAATTTCCATTCTATCGAGGGACTGCTCATAGTGTTAAAAATTCTTGAAGCAATAGGAAGAAGATAATTATAAGCATCTCCCGCCCCTGATCCTATGTCCATTCCAGATAATCCATATAGATCTATAGATATAGCACTCTTTTCTCCACCATACCTATTTATTGCATCTTGATTATTAAAAGTAACTTTATCTTTAAATTCATTTTCTGCATTATCCCATCCATATTGGATATTTATTTGAGTAACAATATCTTCATAAATAGAGAAATGAGGAGCAGGATCAGCTAATAAATCATTATTTAAAAGAGTAGCTGAAACATTAGATTCATTTTCTGTTCCAATAGATTGCAAAGTAATCTTTGATGTCCCGCCTGCTCTTTTCATTGTGATGATACAAGCAAGGCTCTTTAAAAGTGAATCTAAGAATTCTCTACAATCGAAATCATCAACAGAGAAAGCTGTATTGATTGCTAAGCTATTCACAGTAGCATTTACAAGAAAAGATTCTATATCAATATTATCTTCATGAATTGATAAACCGACTCCTAATTTGTCATAAGCTCCATTATTTCCCCCTCCTCCTGATTGTAGAATCTGAAGCATAAGCTCACCTGGAGAAATATAATAAGCTAATACTCCTCTAGTGATTTGAGTTCTATCTTCACCTTCCCAATCTCCAAAATGACCATTTTGTAGATTATCAGAAAAAGCTGGAACATGTATTAAATAGCCTATGTTTGCTCCTCCAAATGTAGCTACTGTTTCATGAGTAGCTCTATAATCTAAAACTTTTTTTCTTTTAGTTGCATAATCAAAAGTTTCTACTTGTATTCCAAAAAATACACCTGGAGAAGAAGAAGATGGAAGATTAAGAGAAGATTCTACTAAAATAGTTTTCTCATTAGCTTGATGATATGCTTTAGCAATATTTACTTCTGTTCTTACTGATTCGCTTCTTCTATTAGGAAATTCAATACTTTTTACTTTTTTTGATCCTGCGGCATAATTTGGTTTAGTGCCATCATTCCACCAATCAAGAGGATAAAAAACTCTAAGCTGATTAGTATTGCTAGAAGTAATATTAGAAAAGTTCATTTCTGTATTATCATCTTTCCAATAAGCATATTGATAATTAGAACTCTCATAAAGCCAATCAGTACTATACCAAAGATGAATCATTCCCCTGTGAGGAGGTCTTTCTCCTCTTTGATCTGCCAAAGGAATAGTATTTAAGTAATTTCCATTGATGTTTAGAGTTGAAAAAGCTCCTGATACTCCTGTTAATTGAACAGGACCTTGTGTATTAATTTCTTCATTGATCACTCCAGGAAATTCTTTTACTTCATTTTCACCTAGTTTTATTCTTTTAATTTCTCCTCTATTTCCTATTCCTGCCCTTTTATAGCCTGCTGCAAAATTTGAAAGTAATTGATTTTGAGAAATAGAACCTGGAACAGTATGATCTATAATAATTGTAGGTTTACCTGAAGTTATTCCAAATGAAATAGGATACATTTTTGCGAATGATTCTAGAATCAATAATGGGTATCTAGGATGACAATTTACAAAACCTATTCCTTTCGGTCTAGTTTCATCGAATATCTGATTTAAATCATATGTTGGAGACTCTACATAGATTAAAGATTGAGAAGAGGGAGTTCCAGGACTTGGATATTCTTCTATATTTTCTATATCAATTACATAATTATTCTTAAAAGCTGATCCAAATTCAAAGAAGTTACTTTTATTCTTATGAAAGTAATGATAATTCTGAAGTAAATAAGAAACACCTGCTTTAGTATCAGCTAAAGGTCCATCAATCAAAGAAACTAAAGGAAGTATATTTAATGAAACAGTATCTGAAGATTCAAAATATGGAGAAGATTCAATAAATCCATTGATGATTTCAGTATAATCTGAAACATTACCTGATGGATCTTGAGAAGCTATGAAAAGCTTTGCTCTTCTTCCTCTAAAAATTGTAATCTCAGTAGAAGCTATTGGAACAGAAGTACCTTGTAAGCTGATTTCATGAGATTGATAAACTGAATTTCCTACAGCTCTATCTGAAAGAGTCATACTTGAAGAAGTAAAAGCTGAAACTCTAAAAGTTTCTGATCCTATATGCATCAATCTAGGTACTGATAAAGAGCTCAAATTTTTATCTATATTGATAGTTAGAGGAAGTGCATCAAAAGTAATATTCTCTTCTAAATTAGTTTGAGTTACTGCTGATCTTTTTCCAACTCGCGAAAAAATTACTCCTGGATCAGTAGAAGAACCATCTCTTTTAATCATTAATTCTATCGATAATGGAGAGTAAGAAGCTAATCCTCCTGCTGGATCAATCGAAGATTGAAAAGCTCCTACTGATAAAATTCCTTGTGTATCTGTATATGATATTCCTGTGGTAATATTAGTGTCCAAATTGGACACACTAGGAGGAATTATAGAATGATACCTAATAGGGAGTCCTGCAATTTGTAAGCAGAATACTCTTCTTCCATTGTCTGAATTTATCATTTATAGCTCCGCTTGATATAAATCAAAAGTTGTAAAGTGTCTTAATTTACAATCAGAACAGCTTACATTTATACTTACTATATTTCCTCTGACTTGATAAGTAGTACTTGATATAGTTACAGTTTCAGGAATATAAAGAGGGCGAGGAGAAACAGGAGCAGTATTAGTTGGGGGAGTATTAGGAATTTCAATATTAGATTCTGCATAATGTGTATAAACTCTTGTATCTCCGACTATTGCATCAGCTCCCTCTATTGAAGCTAATAATAGTCCATTGGTTGAATCTAATCTTATTCCATAATCAGCTTCTCCTACTTCAGATAAGGGAGTTCCTGATAGAACTTTTATAGATATATCAATTTGAGGAGAAAAAGCTGTAGAACTAGGATCAGCTTGATTTGATCCAGATTCATAAGCTAGTACTACACCTAACCAGGTACTGATTGGAGTACTAGCATAGAAAAACTTATGGTTTTCAGTATATCCTTTAGTAATTCTTCCTACACCTTCTGCTATTCTTGAAGATGAATATGATCTAGTAAAAATATCATTATATGTAGATCTCATTACTGAATAGTTGCTCATACCTAAAAATTTAACATGACTTAACTGTGATAATGCAGCAGACATAGAAGAAACTGCTGATCCATAAAGGACCGCTCCATTGTTACAAGATGCTTTATTTGGAAGTAGATTATAAGCTGTTTGTATTAACATATTAAATTCCCATTAAACAGATACTTAGAATATTTCCATAGATTCCACTTGTTACAGTTGGATAATCTGTATTTGCTACACTTCCATAATTTACTAAGTTATCTAAATTAGTTTCAGAATTATCTAAACTAGCATCAAAATAAGGAAGTAATATGTCTCCCCTTCTACTCATCTTTTCATAATCTATATCAATAGTATGTATGCTCCAATCGACACTTCCAGCTGAATTAGTAAGATTGATTATATTGCCAAAAAACTCAAATTCTGTATTAGTATAATCTCCTACTGATCTTACATGAAGTTCTAGTTTTTTATGATTTAAAGCATCATAACCTGATGGAACTAAAGGATAGCCACCCAAAATCCTTATATGTCCTGCTCCCAAATAAATTTCAGGGACTCCTGCATCTTCAGGATTGCTAAATATTGATGAATTAGCTGAATAGCAAGAGCTCCATGTAAGATATGATTGCATTCTTTCTCTAACTATCTGGATATTATCAATCATATTATGAGCAAATCTAGAAGTAAATGCTTGATTGATTCCTGTTCTAGAAGTGCCAAAAGGAGTTAAATCTGGAGTAGTAGTATATTGTTTTTTTCTTCCTGCTGAGATTGGAGAGTTAATAGGCTTCCATCTTGCCATAATTGATTTTAAAACTACTTCAGCATTATTAGCAGAATCCGCTTGAATCTCTAAAGTTACAGTTGCATAGTATTGATTAGAACTTGGAAAAGTAACAGTAAATGAATCAGAAGCTATTTCTGCAGAAGATGGAAGATTTAAAGTAAGACTTGTAGAAGCTGTATCTACTTCTACAGTTAATCTTAAATTACAATTAGAAGAAGTTCCAATAATATCATAATGAGCTATAACTTCTAATTCATCATGATCTAGTGAAACTAAAGGAATTCTCCATTGTGACATTTCGACAAATGAAGATGAGTCTTGAATAAAACATCTATCAGAATAGCTTTGAGATAATACATTATGAGAAGCTCCTACTGCATAAGAATAGTTAATAGAATTAGCCATTCTTTGGGGAGTTTGATAATCTACATTTTTTCCTGCTACTGTAGAAGATGGATCAGCTAATAAAAGATTAGTGCTATATGAATTACTCATTTAAATGCTCCAATCTCATATTAATAGGTACTCTTTTTCTTAATCTTGTAGGATATGACAAGCTAAAGCTTTCATTTCTCATAGAAGCTCTTACTCTTCCTTCATATCCATTTCTAGAAGAAGTATATAGTAAATCATGAGCTGGCTGGTTTACTGTATAAGAAGCAGAAATAGAGCTTCTTCGAGAGTCTCCTAAAACTTGATAAAAGTTTATTCTCTCACCAGATGAAATATAATTTATAAAATTATTTGTGAAGTGTCTATATAAGTCTATTTGATCTAATCTAGCATCTAAATCAAACATAAGATTAGTACTAATATAAGTCCCAACATAATTAGAAACATAACCGCCTCCAATCTTTCTTTTGCTTTCTGATGAATTCAAAACATCTAAATAATTATCTTGATAAGGTCTCGAAGGAATCAAAACACCAGGACAATAGTTATCAGCTACTACTACAGAATAGAAATTTATATTCTGTACTGTTTCATTTCCTGTAAATCCTAATCTATTTCTAAATTCTATCGAATCCCAAGTAATATCAGGAACTACTAAATAGCTAGTTACTACTTTTCCTTCATCATTTAAATAATATCTAATATCATTTCCTGGATGCTTATCTATATCTATTTGCTCTAAACATTCAGTAGAATCATCTAAATCTCCATTCCCCCGAGCTCTACATGCCACTATTAAATCTTGAGCTCCTCCTACAAAGTTCCAAGTAAAAGATGCTGTTCCGCTTCCTACCTCTTCGATAATATAAGAAAAAGCTATAATTTCTCCTCTTTCCCAATCGAAGGGAGAAGTTACTTTATAAGGAAGTCTAGGACTTCCTATAGTTGCTCCTCCTGTATACAGTACAAAGTTATTTCCTATTCCTAAAATATCTTTATTTCCTACAAGTGTAGAAGCAGAATTAAATTTAATTTCAAAAGCATGAGTAGAAGATATTTCTACTTTATCATTATTATCTATTCCAATATGCCAATTAGTCCCAAAAGTGGAACTAGCTAATAATTGAGCGGGTAAATCATATCCTACTTGCATTCCGCGCCCATTAAGAAAAGTAATCATATCTTCATATACTGTTTTATTAAATATATTTGCTGAAATTGTAGCTGTTCTAGTAAAAAAAGAACCACTGAAAGCAGATATATCTACTGATGACATTAAAGCAAAATTAGGAGCAGGATTAGGATTCATGAGTTTCTCCTTCGAGGGCTTCCTCTTCTTCTCTCATTCATGACTTTAGTTACTCTATCAGCTAAAGCTTGTTCTGCTGCTTTCTTAGTATCATATATAACAGCTCCTGAGAAATTGACATTAAATACAAGTTCAGAAGAAGTAGCTTCTTCTCTTTGAATTGATGGAGCTGTTTGTGAACTTCCCATCATTGCACCGCCTCCTCCTCCTCCTCCTCCTGCTGAAGCTGTTCCTGAAGCTCCTCCTCCTAGAGCTATTCCTGCTGATCCTGCTGCTAAAGCTGCAGCTCCAAATATACCAGCAGCTTTAAAATGATTAGCCGCTAAAGCTGGAGTAAGAAAAGAAGCAGCTACTCCTTTAGCTGTTTCCATTAAAGCCTCTACTCCCGCTTGTTTACTAAGTGACATTAAAAGAGAAGCTATTCCTTTTTTAAATGATTCACCCATTAAAATTGAATTTACAGCTACTTCAGCTAATCCTCTTCCCATGTTGCTAAAGAATCCAGATAGAGCTTCTGAAGTTTCAGAAGTCTCTTGTTTAACTAGATTTACTCTCTCTATTGCATATCTTCTAGTAAGTTCATTTATCTGCTCTTGATTTCCTTTAGCTTGAAGTATTTGTTTTTCATAGTTCAATCTAAGAAGTTCATTCTCTCTATCAAAATTATTTTCTATCTGTTGGGCATTGAATAAAGCATTATTAAAAGAAAACTCTTGAGCTTGTTTTACAAGTTCTCTGTGTTTGTTTTCTCTTTCTAAAGCTTCTCTAGTTTGTATCGAAGTAATTTCTTTTTCAAACTCTAGAATAGCTATCTTTTGAAGATTCTGATTATCTTGAGCTAGTTTTAATTGAGTAACATATCTATGGGTTGCTAAGTTTATCTGCTTCTGAGTTGAATCTTCAGTAAGCTCTAATTCAAGCTGTTTAATTCTAGCTTCTTCTGCAACTATCTTTAACTGTTGCTGTTCTCTCATCTTAGCAGAAGCCAATTCTCTAGCTGCTCTTTGTTTAGCTTCATTATCTCGCTTCTGTTTTTCAGATTTGGCTTTAGCAGCTTCTGCTTTAGCTAATTGTTTTCTTTGAAAAGCTGCTTTTTTATTTGCTATCTCTACTTCATCTAATCCTTTTAATTCACTCTCTATAATCTTATTTTGTGCTAGTAAAGCTTTCTGATCATCTTTATTCTTTTGAGCTTGGAGAAGTGCTAGAGAAGTAGCTTGTTCAATCTCAATCTTTTTTAGTTTAAATTGTTTTTCTGAAGAAGTAGCTTCTGCTTTAGTTAATTCAAGAGCTTTCTTTTTCTCTAAATTCTCTTTGATTTTAGTACCCAAGAATTCAGCAGAAGTTTCTTCATAGCTCTTATATTTCTTTTCTGCTTCAGCTATCTTTTTAGATACAGCATCTTGTTCTTTGAGTCCTTTTTTAATCGCTTCATTAAAAGCTCTTTCAGCTATAACTAATCCCTCTTTAGCTGTTCTTAGAGAAGTAGTAGCAGCTTCTAATTCAAAAGTATTTTGAATTTGTCTAGATTGAACTCTATTTAGAAATTTCTGAGCATTGGCTAGATTCTTTTCAGCTTCAATAAAATTTATAGTTTTTTTAGTAAGCTTTTCTTGTGAGAATTGGAGTTTTTCTTTTGCTACTTGTGCAAGCAAAGTCATTTTAGTAAATCTTTGCATTTCATCAGCAGCTAAAACTACTCCTTTTTCAGCTAAAGCTTCAAGTTTACCCTGTAAATCTGCGGCAGCTGCTGACATAGCCGATTGATTTTCTTCTGCTTCTAAAGCTGATCCAGATACTAATTTAAATACTTCATAAAGACCAAAAGCAGCAGTAGCTACTGCTCCAATAGGACCTAATAAAGCAGTAAATCCTGCTGCTCCTGATTGTCCTAATTGTCCTATACTTCCTTTTAATTCTCCTAGAGAATCCGCAAAATTAAAAACAGATTCTCCTATTTCTCCAAGTCCTTCAGCTAGTTTTTCATTAGCTGAACCTACAGAAGTAGCTAATGACTTTCCCGCTTGTGAAATAGATTTAAACCCATCTTTAATGTCTTGAGTCCCTTTTAATTCTACATCTATTTCTACAGTACCCGCTGAAGCCATATTAAGAATCCTTTAAAGCTTGCTCATGTTGTCTATGAATCATTTCATCATAATTATAATCTAAAGTTTCAATACTTTCAATGATTGCTATGGATGGATTAGGATATACTTCTGTAAATTGAAGTATACCTTTTTTAATTCGATTATAATTAGATATAATCGAAGTTAATCTATTCATATTAGAAATTGGACAAGATCTAATCTTTAGATCAGAATATGATTCTCCTGAATTTGGGGCTATTCGATAACCTGGTACATAAATTCCAAGCTCATCTTTAATAGATTGAGGCAATCCTTTTTTAAAAGGACCTCCACAATTTCCGCGCTTATTTCTAAGAGATGGATCATCTAAGCATTGTTCACAATTCCAGCTTCTACCTTTACTAAAGGGTATCCATACAGCAGAAGCTAAAGCTATTTTCCCGCTTCTGATAATGTGCTTTCTCTTGTAAGATGAATTACTATTTCATAAATAACATTGCTTTTATCAGATGGAGAAAGATTATCTAAAATATTAGAATCAACTTCTTTATCATTGATAGCAACTAGAGAAGCTTTAGCATATTCTATATATGATCGATCAAGATACTTTTCATATTTAGCTAAAGCCTCTTTTTCTTCATCTGATAATCGATTATGCCAAACAGCTTTTTCTCGAGTATCATTAGGAGCTTCTACCCAAAGAAGCTTCCCTAACTCTGATCTAGTAAAAGCACCCGCTTTTATTTCAGCTTGTTCTCTATCTGTAATAGATAAAGTTCTTAAAGTAAACCAGGTAGCATCTGAATTAACTTCAATATCATTCAATTCACCAGTATTGAAATAATTCTTTTTTTGTTCTTCTGTCATCTTTACAGATGAATCAGTAGATACAACTATTTTAAAAGTATGAAGTGTAGAAGTGTTAAAAGAAATCATAATTTTATATTCCTAAAGCGAGTCTAAAAGGAGAGTTACCAGCATTATTTTCTACTACATCTCCTCCAAATCTAGACTGTTTATAATTTAGAGTTTGTCTTACAATATCATTACCAGATACATCATAAGCAGATGGATCATTAGAAAGCATAGCTGCAGGAATCATAATAGCTAATCCTTCTCCATCTCCTTGAGGACCTGTTCCAACTAGAACTTGTCTTACTGTTCTATTGAAGTAGTCATCATTTACAGTAGTATTTACAGTAGATAAAGTTAAGCTTAATTCTACATCTACTCCAGAAATTTCATAATCAGACATTGCTAGAATACTTTCAGAATTTCCCATAGGAGTTAAAGTATTAGTAAATGTAAGAGTAAAATCTTCACAATCTAACTCTGTTCTAGCTAAAGCATCTCCAGAACTTGCATTGGTTAAACTTGTAGGAGAAGTAGTAGAAACTAATACATATGAATTCCTAAAGAATGGAGGAGCACCGATATTATATACAGGTTCGATAGGTCCTACTGCTGAAGCATGATCATCTTGGATACAGGCGGCTTGATAAGTAAAGTTACCCATTAATCTACCATTATCCAAAGAAATCTCTAAGCTTTCTAAAACACACCCATAAGCATAACTTCTAAAATCAACTCCATCGATTCTGAAAGTTAAAGAGTGAGTTTTATCACCTGTGAAAGTTCTAGAACCTGGATAGTAAACTTGAGTTCCTCTTACTGTAGGAGTTCCTGTAAATCCTGCTGAAAAAGCTGGAGATACTGTAACATCTGTTCCGCTTACTTCAGTAATAGCTGAATATTCTGCTTTACCATTGATTTCACAACTTAATAAAGTCCCTACATCTGAAGAAGTCAATCCGCTCACTACAAAATTATTTACATCAGTAACACTTGAAACTGAAGCAGAAGTAAGAGCAGAAGTATAAGAAAGAAATCCAGCTCCTAGAAGTGCTCCTAGATAATTAGCATCATAAGAATTAGCAGCTGTTCCTATAGTAGTTAAATCGAGAGTGATTTGCACTTGGCCTGTTCTTCTTCTTACTCTATTTCCACTGCTCCATACTGTATCAGGTTCAGGAGGTAGAAAGTAAGAACCATCTCTAGTATCATTTCTTTCAGATGCTACAGGTTCTCCATAAATCAAAATCGGATCCATCTCGCAAGGAATAGAAGTATAAGCTCCTGCTGGAGTTGGTAAATTAGTAGAAGCAGATAAACTCCCAAATGAAGTTTCTATAGCTACTCCTATAGTTCTATGTGTTACAGCCATTTAAGCCTCCAGATATAACAAGTCAAAAGGTACAATCAAAACATGAGCTACTATAACTCCGTTTATATCAGTAATCTCTTCAATTCGAGATTGTCCAGGTATTACTGATATAATTCCTGTTTCATTAAAATTATATTGTGGACCTTTAATTTTATCAACAATCTTACTTGCATCTTCATTCATCATTCTTACTCTAAATCCTGATTCTTTAGGAATCGAGTATCTAACTTGAATTTCAATGCTTGTTCTTTTTCTTCCAGACAGTCCAGATGATCCATCATCTTCAGCTAATGTTACTTGATCTAAAGTAAATTGCCTTTGTGCTTCATATCTATCATTTAAATTAGTAACTAATCCTGATCCATCATCAATAGAAATGAATCCTTGATGGGTATCAGTTTTAGGAAGTATTTCTTCGATCATGTTTTTTATATAATCTAAAGATGCAAAGATTCCTCTAGACATTATCTTTTACTCCTAAGCTTATTCCCAATATCAAAAGCTACAGCATCTACTAGAATATCAACTTCTTTTTTAGTCAAGCCTATATATTCTCTTTTATCATTTACATCATATCCATAGTATCTTACATGCTTAGTCAATCCGATTTTAAAGCTTGTAGCTTTAGCTTCTAATACTATCAAATTATTCATGAGTTGACCTGATAAGATTAAATCGACTTCTGCAGATTTCCCTCTTCCTCTAGTTCTTTTTCTAGACTCCTCTTTATATTGTCTATATCCATCTTCATAAAAAACACTCTTTCCACTTCTAGACTTTCTCCCGCCTTTAGGTTTAAGTCTAGCTCCTTTGTATGGTACATAAAGAGGTTCTTCAGAATAATCATCAAATTTCTTTCCATTGGCATCAATACCTTTAGAAGTTCTCAGCTTGATACTTGCGAGAGTATTAGAAGCTAAAGCTGCTGAATCTGAAGCAGTCCACACTGAAGAAGGGAGATTTAAATTTACTTTAACAGGCATAATCTAATGTCTCATTGCTCGAGATGGTTGGAAAGTTTTCTCATAGTCAGATGGAGTATAGCTTTTCCAGGAAGCCCTAAAATCTGTTCTCTTTCCTCCTGCTTTCTCTACATCTATTTCTCCATCATCTATCACACCATCTCCATTTAAATCTATATCTACTGATCTAAGAGCTAGATCTAAAAGTTCTAAGCATCTATTTCTCATGCTTTCAGCAATATCTAATTGAAGATTCATTTCATAGATTTGAGCTGCTGCACAATAGCAATGACATAAAAGAAAGTCTGAAGCATTAAATATCTCATCCTCAGTAATAGAGCTTGCTGATAGTCTATTTCTAAGCATTAAAGAAAGCTCTTCTAAACTCGCTTGAATTTGAGGAGTAAAATCTGATTGTCTTCTTGGTACTAAATCAGCAAGTGTAGCAAATCTATTCACTAGTTCATCATGATCTAAACCTGTATCAAAAGGTCTAGGAGTAACTTTAATTACTCCTTTTTCAATCTTATTTTGTGTCTGTTGTCCTAAATCAGATACAAAATTGATTTCATATTGAAAAGTCCCGCTTGTAGAAGTTACATCTAAAGAGGATGCTGTATAATACCATAATGCAAACTCTAAAGAAGCGGGAGAAGATAAATCAACTTCTCTAGGCAAAGGATCAGCTAATATAGCTGAAGTTCCTACAATTCTAACTACTTTTACAGAGTAATAAGTATCCCCATCTGTTTTAAAGAATGCTCTTACTTGATCTTTTTCTAGTGAAGTAGAAGAAGCAATAGTTAAAGTTCTTCGATCATTAGCAATAGTAGTTACTGAAATATCTGCTCTTGATTGATTTAGATTACTTATAACTGTTGATGAAGCTTTAATAGTAATTGTTGGAGTTCCTGAAACAGGAGTTGGACTATTCCACTCAAAGAGATAATCTTTACTAGTAATTGCTTTTCTCATTTTCTTTTACCTCCTGAATTCGCTTTTTTTATATCTGATTTAGTAGCTCTTTGTAAACTAGCGGCTTTAATAAATCCATCTGTAACAGGACTCCAAGAATGTCTACAATTATAGCCTCCACCTGCAGTTCTCACAGATAAACCTTGTCCATTATTTAATTGATTCATTTGTGAATCTGTAATTACTTTATTTACTAAAGGTCTACAGAAAGCCCTTGTTAATCCATCTTCTGGACCAGTATATAAATAGTTTGTTATTCCTGCTGCTTCAGAAATAGAAGCTGTTACTGATCTTCCATAAATACTAATTTGGGTATTTATTTCTGTTAATTGTTTTTTTTCCGCGCTCTCTAAACTTCGAGCTAGTACACTCATTGATTGATCTAAAGGAACTTCTAATACTAAACTATTAAGAGCTTCTCTTACTCCAGAAGTTACTTTAGGAAGTATTAAATCATCAAATACTTTCTGAACTGCTACTTTTTTCATAAAATCTATAATCATAGATTGATTTGGAGAAATAGCTAAACCTGGTTCAATAATAGCTGCT